CCGTCACCGCCGAGGTAGGAGGTGTTGAAGGCGCGGTTAAGGTGGTTCGCAGCGACGGTTTCCAGGGTCTCGACCATCGACTGGGCGAGATGCTTGGAGAACGTCGAGCCGACGCGGATGTGGTCGCCGTCTTCCACCAGAACCTTGGTCAGCGCGAAGGCCAGACCGTAGACGGTGTAGGGGTAGCGCTTGACGAACAGCTGACCGCCCTGGTCGTAGGTGACCGGCATGCCATCGGGCAGTTCCGGTGCCGAGCCGAAGCCGTACAGCATCGGCTCTTCGTGGTAGCTGCGCTTGATGCCGTCGCTCTCCGTGAAGACCTGCTTGTACTCGTCGGCACGCTGCTCGTAGACGCCGTCGTAGACCTCGTTGAGGATGGGCTCGACAACCGAACGGAAGTCTGTCGAGCGAAGGATAGTTCCAGCCATGATGTTTCTCCTTTACACGACAGCCGCGTTGGGCGCGAACTGGAGCTGGTTGATCTGGACGAGCAGTTCGGGGTACGGGTTGGTCGTCGCGTCGTAGATTTCGTTGTTCACGAAACCCAGGATGCGCAGACACGCCGTTGCGCCGTTGCCCACGATGGCAGCAGTGACCGAGCCCGCCGATTGGCCGGTGGAGGTCGAGCCGCCAGCGGCGAAGCTGATGTCGCACTGGTCGCCGACAGCCGCTTGCACATAGGACGAAGCATTGGCGGTGACGCCACACTTGTACACGATGGCGGGGTCGTCGTAGACGTAAGCGACGATCTGCGAACCGGTTTGCACGGCGGTGCTGGCAGGCCAGTAGGGCGACTCGACCGGCTTGCCGGTGGTGTCGATGTACTCGCAGCCGGCGAAGACGCCAAGACAGGCCGAGGAGCCGTCGCTGACTTCGATGGTACCGTTGTTGCCGGTGTCCATCTCGACCAGCATGCCACGGTAGATGGCAGTGCCGTAGCCGGTGCCGGCGTTGTTGAGGATGTTGTAACGATTGGCGCGAGCCTGCCCCGAGGGGTGGTAGACCGGGATCAGGCCATACGCACGAGCATTGGTGCTCATGAGTGGTTCTCCTTAAGCGAATTGAGGGGTGCGGGTCTGACGACCCAGATTGTTGAAGTCACCCTCCACGATGCTCAGCTGTCGACCGTTGGAGTCTTCCTCGCTCTTGGCTTCCACGCGCTCGCGAATTGCCTGTTCCTGTTCAAGCGGAAGATCATGATGATAGATCATCATCAGGTCCTGGTAGACCTCCACCGGAATTTCGAACAGCAGCATTTCATTGCAAGCGACGCAGCCGTCGAACTGGCCTCCGTCGATCTTGAACTGCTCCAGTCCCGGAACGTCGGACACACGGACCGGCTGATAGCCAATCTGCATCCGCTTGTGGATCGGATCGGTGCTGCTCGTCGTGGACAACCAACAACGATGCCAACCCGCTTTCCCGGGAATCGTGGGAAGGACTTCGGACACCATTCCGGCCCGCAGCAAACGCCGCCGCTCTGCCGAGGAAAGTGCCAAGCCGTCTTGCTGTACGCGATCGACATCCGCGCCGTCTCGTGAGGAACGGGTCGCCGACCCCGAAGACTTGCTCAGGCGCTCGTCGCCATATTTGTCGTTCGATTTCGTGCTCATGCCCGCTGCTCCTTTTCAAGTTTTCGTTGTGCCCAAATACGCCTATGGGCTTCTGACATCTTTTGCTTTGTTTCTTCAGACGCTTTTCGTCCTAAAGCTCCGGCAGACATATTGGCACGGGCTTCGTCTGACATTTTTCTCCCCAGGTTTGCTTTTCGCAGAGCAGCATTGTGCTCCGGAGAATTCTTAGCGCCTAAACGACCTAAAGAGCCTGGGTGTCCTTTCAGTGCGGCTGAAATTTTCTTCTTCGTCTCGTCTGACGTCACCCAACCACCAGGGCGATTGTGGGAGTATGTTCCTGCCAGCTTCTTCTGCTGAATTATCGACTTAGCTTGCTCTGATTTGGCCAGCCGCTGGGCTGCGCTCCATTTAGCTCCAGAAGCACCTTCGCCCCCGTCTGTCGCATTTGCCAGCGCAATGCCCATGCGACGAAAACATTTAACCAGACCTTTTTCCAGCTCGAAAGCAATTTCTTCCGACGAGCAAGGAATTCTTCCAACTAAGATGTTTTCTCGCCCGTATTTTTCCACTATGTTGGAGTGGTGTAGATTTTGCCCACGACGAACGTTATTCGCCCGCTTGATGGTCCCTTTTCCAACGTAGAACACGCGACCATCCGGTCTGGCGTGAACATAGGCGTTAAAGTTTTCCATCTCACCCTCCTCGCTGATCGCGATCTTGTGCCATGTAACGTTTGATCATTGCTGCGCGCTTCGCCGGATCGTCCCACATGCCTGCGTCCTTGAGTGCCTGAACGCGATCGGGAGACAGAGTATATTCCCCGCCGGACTTCCCTGCTGAAGCGGCAACACCACCAGCCGCTACCGGGGATGGACGCCGTGGCGTACTGTCCCCTGTGGCTGAATTATGCCTCAGATTTGCTCTGTGGGGCAAATATTTTTTCACCCTGGAATTCAGCTCGTCCCAGTACTCGCTGGTGGCCGGGTCGAAACCTTCCTCGGCCAGCCCGTTGTCGATGGTGCGGACCATGGAAGAGTCCATGTCGCGCCCGGTCGGGTCGTACCAGGAATTGTCCTGCATCCAGCGGTTGGCGTTGCTCACCAGGCGCGGGTCCAAGGTTGGCTGCTGCGGCTGCTGGGGCGCTTGCATTGCCTTCTTGATGTTGGCAATCTGCTCCATGCGCTGCCGGGCGGCGAACATCTTCTCCTGCGCTTCGGTCGCCAGTACGCCATCGGCTTCCGCCACGGCCTTGGCATTGACCTGCTTGAAGTGGTCGTAGAACTGCTTGGCCTCGCGCTCGTAGTGGTCCAGCTGCGCCATCTCGGAGCCGGTGGACTTGCGCTCGACAACGGCCAGCCGCTGGTTCATCTCGGCGATGGCACGGTCACGGGCAGCGAGTTCGCGCTTGAGCGATTCGATGTGCTCCTTGCGACGCTCCTTGTTCGCGGCGCGACGCTCGCGGTTGCGCTGGCGACGGGCTTCGGCTTCTTCGGCGGTCTCTTGGGCGTGGCCTTGCTCCTCGCCTTCGTGGTCTTCGTCGGTGCCTTCCGCGAGCTTCTCGTCCTTGGCTTCGGGCTCTTCCTTCTTCGGCTCTGTCGAGGGATCGGTGACGACGACGGTGCCATCGGGCCGCTCCTCCAGCTTCAGGTCTTCGTCCTTCTTGTCTTCTGTTGCCATGCTATAGTCTCCTTGACTATGGGTTGAAAATCTACAGGATCCGATCGAAGGCTTCGAAATTGCCCTCGATGACCATCTTGATGTCGAAGTCGTTGATGATGGCAAAGATCGCCTCGTCCTCGGTGCCGGGCACGGGGACCTCGAAGCGGAATCCGCCGTAGCGCGGGGCCAGCACGATGTCGCCGACTTCGGACCAGGCACCCTCCTTCCAGGTTTCTCCGGTGCTGCGGTCCTTGAACGCGATCTGGCCGCACTTTACGAGGCGGGCGACTTGCGTGTTGCCCTTGTTGAAGTCCTTGGTCTCCTCAACCAGGACGATGCCGCCGCGCGATTGCTTCGGCACGGTACGGAGCTGGATCATGACCTGATTCCCGGTCGGGCGAGCGCCGGGATCGACGTCTGGGAAATGCTTCTGCACGTACTCTTGTTTGTCCATCTATAGTCTCCTTGACTAAGGTTGCTGTTCATCGTCATCTTTCAGAGCTGCTTCGACGATCTCGATCGCCTGCTGCAAGCCCTGGAAGACGCCAACTTCGACCCCATGGTCGAATCTCTTCTTGCGCGGGTACTGCATCGCGCCCATGGCGTGTTCTTGCTGCGCTGCTCGCAACTTCGCCAGGGCTTCGACTGTCGGGTCGGTCATTTCTTCTTGCCGACCTTTCCGCCGCACATCTTGCCGGTCAGCGCGTCGGGCTTGACCATCTTCTTGACCATCGCGCGATCCATCTGCGCGTCATCATGCACGGCACCCCCCTTCTTGTAGGCTTTCAGACCGGGTTGCGACTGTCCTTGTTTCACTTTTGCAAGACGCCCCATTTCATTTCTCCTTACGCCGCCAGTAGCAGAAACGCTGCAGCGCGGCGGCGAGCTCGCTGCTTGCGCTTGATCTTCTCTATGTTTAACTGGATAACATTGTCCTCCCTATTATGCCTGATCCGGACAGGCGCGGGGAGGGGCTGCAATGCCAACAGCTTTTCGTGCGCTGATGGCTGGGTGTAAACAGGCTTACGTTTGAATGGTGGAAGCTTGATTGGTTCTGGAATCTCTTCCTTGACCTCGTAAGGCTTCCGGATCTTCTTCGCGACCTTTGCGACCTTTGCTGGCTTTGGCTGCTCGGAATGCTGCTCGGTGATTTCTGGAATCTGTTCCTCAGACTTAAGCGCCTCTTCTTGCATCTTGTAAAAGAACAAGCGCCAGTACCCAGACCGCCCGGACGTCTCCTCCTGCGGCCCGTGCATGTACCGCTGGGAAAAGTATTGCGCCTTCAGAAAGTCTTGGGCGAAGAATGTCATGATGCGTCGAGCACGATCGCCGTACGATTGCCTTCGGCGTCTACCGTAGCAACCACACGATCGACGTCGTCATTGATTCCACGGAAAGTCTCGGTACCAGTTCCGGCCCCGCTAACTTTGCCGGCCAGGACCGCCGCGAAAACACGCAACAAGGTTTCAATGGTCCATCCAGACTCAATAGCGTAGGACGCCACCGCTGCGGCGATGTCTGCCTCCCCGCCAGCCGACAAAGTGCGCTCGGCCCTCGTCCATACGGCAGTGGCAAGCGTAGTGTAGTCCACGCCGCCGGAACCGGCTAGAGCCAACGTATTGCCAGCGGTGCCTGTGTCGGGGTAGTTGGCCAATACGGCTTGCCATACGGTGTCGCGAATGCCTTCAGGGGTAAGCGCGCCGTAAGACACGATGGTGGCCGCAATATCCATCAGTGCAGTGTTATTTCCATCGATGTCGCCGGAACCAGTTAGCGTAGCATGGAGGTCTGCCAACCCTGCGGCGGTTGCACTCACGCTGCCCGAGCCAGTGATTGTCGCGATGAGATTGGTGATGGCAGAAATCGACGCTGAAGAAACACCGCCAGAACCGGAAATCGACGCAACCAGCGAGATGATAAGCCCGAGGAACGTCTGCGCAGGATCTACACCACCAGTGCCAGAAACATTGGCTGAAATATTGTAACCTTGTTGCACTGTAGCGGAGATGCTCCCCGTGCCGGTTATGGTGAACCGCGCAGCCAACCGCCCGCCTGTGCGTGCCAATTTTATGGCGTGCGGTGGGTAATACCCGTCAGGAATTGCATTCAGATTGGTGAATGCTTCAACGTTGTCCATGCTCGGCAGTCGCTCATCGCGAAACATTCCCTGCCACCGATCCCCTAGAGTGGAGAGCGGAATCTTGTTGAACTGCATTCCATTACCGAGAAGCATTACTGGGCGCTCCTGATGGCGTCGGCGACCTCCTGTTGTCCGAGAGCTTCTGCGATCTGCGCGTCATCCTCTCGTTGCTTTTGCACCAACATCATCGCCAGCGTAAAGGCGTTTCCGCCCCACGACGCGAAGTTGTTTACCGTCTCAACGGCGTCCTTGTTCGTCATGATTAGCCCCAAGCAAAATCAATGTACCCCATCAGCGGGGTGTTCGCCGCCGTTGCCGCGCCGGGGAAGAAGATCATCCCGAGACACGCTCCGTCATAAACACGTGGCATGGAAGGCAGTTGCATTACCAAGTTACGTTCACCAGCCACCGCCGCAGTCACAATCGGGATAGTAGCAAGGGGCTTACATAGCACCAACGCACCGGCTTGGGCTGAACCGTAAGCCGTAGAAAGTTGGTACTGCGTTACCCGACGCACACCAACGTCACCAGCTTGCATTGGTAGATAGGGCGCGTAGTTGGCAGAAGCCACACCGCTATGAGGAATCTTGCCCTGCGGTGGAATCGAGGTACCACCCACAGTATAGTTGACCACCGCGCCAAGTACACGGCCAGTAGATCCAGCGGAGTTGGTGTACTGGAAGCCGGACGCCGAAACCACTGGGGTCAGAGTGTTCGTTGCTGTGGCGGTCATGACGGTGTACATGCGAAGACCTGCGCCGTCGGCATAACGGTTGGGGGTTACGGTCAAAGTGTTTGTGCCGGAACCTGCGTCTGTATAAGCCACGAACGTACCGGCGATGGCGTTGGCCTCACTTGTTGCAACCTTGGCCGTCGTTGCCGATTGGCGCACAAGGTAAAACACATCCGTATTGTTCAGGCCCGTCGGCAACGCGCCACCGGAGTTGGAGAACGTGACCGAGGTGTAATGGGTGGCCGATCCGAAGTCGTTGGTGTAGGTCAGCAGCAGGCCGGACGAGCTGGACGCCGTAAAGGTATTGGAGTTGATGAGCGTTTGTGCCAACGTCGAGTTATTTGCCAACGCGGGGTAATACATCACGATATCGACTATATGCAAAATGCCCGGTACAGCCGTGGCGACAGAGGCATAAAGCCCGACGTTGATGATGTGTTTAGTGTCAGAGGACACGTTACCGCCGTGGTAGATACCGAAGCCAGCCCCCAGAGCGCCACCGCCGTTCTTGTCCGTCGGGGTCTGTGCCACCAAAGTGGTTCCGGGGTACGTACCTGCCGTCGGAATTCCAGCAAATTGTTGAAGATCGTACATGTTGCCCGCGACGTAGGCGCTAGCGCCGGAGGTCTTGGACCAATCCTGCCGCCACGTTTTGCCCGCAGTCATCTCCGAAACCATGTCGTCAATCGATGAAAATCCCATGTTTATCCCCAAATAAATGAAAGTTCTGCGTGCAGCGTGGAAGGTGTTGCCGATATGCTTGATCGGATGATCGTGTGGATGTACGCCCCGTCTTCGATCTCTTCGAGCATCAACTGCTCGCGAATACAGTCGATCTCAGCCGGAGTACCAACCTCCTGAATTGTGATGGTATCCAATACCTTGACAATTGCAAACGCAAAGATGCCGCCAACACCGGACGGAAAGTTGATCGTCTGGATATTTTTGATCCCAGTCGGCAGTTGGATGTACGGGTTGCCCAGAACTAGAGTATTTGCTACTGAAAGGCCATCGTATTGCTGCGAAGCCAACTGCCCCGCCGTGGCCAAGGTGTAAAGACTCACAGGGGTTATAGTTTTGGTTACGTCATTGGCGTCAGTGTACGTGATGGAAACGTTGGTGGCGTTGGCGTAACCCGCACCCTGAGACACCACCATCAAATCGCAATCAACTCCGCCATACCGCACGGAGGAAAGCACGTTGGTCATGCTCTGTTCGCCGCCGTCACCGTCAACAAATGGGTAGTAGGCAACGATGTCGTGAATGTGAAGGGTGGCTGTACCGATAGAGGTGGCCGGAGGGAGCACCAAGGCTTTGTGGAAGTATTTCTTGTACCCCGCACTATTGACCGCCGTGCCCGCGAAAATACCGTCCGTCGCGTTGAGCGTGGCGCTGGTCAGCGGGGTGGATGCGTAAAAGTTCGCGACGGGTATGCCAGAGGCATATGAAAGATCCGTCCAATATCCGGCCGTCAACGCGGGGCCAGCACGGCGCATGTAGCCCGTCCAGTGCCGCCCAGCGTCGTAGGCATTCGCCACGCCGGAGATATTGGTGATAGTCACGCTACTGCCCCGCCTTTGCCCGTCAAGTTAGCGCTCAAACACACCGTCCGGTCACCCATGTCAGGAACTTTCGGATGTGCCATATTGCTCGCAGGTTGAACGGAACTCCGTTCAGTGTCCCGTCGCCCGTTAGTATCACTCGGCGAGGGGCGTTGATCGTTGCTGTCGTGTGGTTGCATGTCCGTGTCACATTGTCCTTTTTTACCTTGACCTTAGCGCCGCACTCGGCACAGTTGTACAGGTAGGGGAATTGAGGAAATAGCATCAAGTCTCCGTGATTACCAGTTGGTTGGCGAGGAACTGCGGGGTAATCGACGCCGAAGCCCCGATAGTGATGGAGCTATTCAGTGCACCGTAATGCCAAACCGGAGTGGCCCCGGACACTGTCGTTCCGGAAGAGACGTAAGCGAGAGTTCCGCCCGTCGCTCCGGACTGTGGGAACTGCAAGAGCGCCGCGTTGCTGATGGAGCCACCAGACGCCGCTGCCCACCCCGTTGAACGCGCTACCGCTTGCCGCCCATAGTTGGTGTAGGCGGACTCGTTTTCCGCCTGTGAGTTGGTCGCGGCGGTCAGAGCTGCGGAATGTAGAGCGACGTAGACGTTGGTCAGCGGGGTGGATGCGGCGTTGTCTGCAACGGTAGCCCATGCAGTTGCACTGTACATCAGGTTTAGGATACGATTGCAGCAGTCGGTTGATTTTGGCATGATCTACTCCTTCGGTTCTTGTTTCGGAAACAACGGTGGAGCTTGGCGACGTTGCTTGGCGCGCTCCTTGCGCCGTTTTTTGTCCTTGCTCTTGCTCACTTCTTCCTCAGCGTGTCGGCGTAGGCGTAGCAGGCGGTGAGGGCTGCTTGGAGGCGGTCTCCTCGGGCAGCTTCCCGGACAAGAAATCCTGCATCCGGTCGAGAAAGCTCGGCCCCACTGGCTCCCTTGCAACCAGCTCGGGAATCGTCGGGCATAGCGCGTTCTGGACGGTCGCGCAGCCCGTTAAGAGCAATGTCGAGATTGCGCTGAGTGACAGCGCGCTTCGCTTCCAGATTTTTGACGATTGCATCTGCCGCTCCTTGCCAAATCTGTTCAGTTTCGCGTGCCTTCTTCTGAGCTTCCAGCAGATCCGCCTTGTGCTCATTTTCTTTGTGCTTCGAGCCGGACATGTACGCGTAGCCGTGGGATATGGCCAGCAGCACCATGGCGCCAATGCCGGCGAGGAGTTGGGGAGAGATCATGCGTTGCTCCACAACTGCATCTTGGCCGCTTCGAGATGCCCGATCAGTTCGATGGTGTTCTGTGTGCCACTGCACTTGATGTGAATCTTGCCATCGCGCAGGCCAAACACCACGACGGTCTCGAACCCCATGGTCATGGATTCCTCCAGCACCTTGTTGGAAGTATTTTCCACTGCGTCTTTTGGAACCAGTTTTGCTATGTTGCTCATGGCTTCTTCCCCTCACCCGACACGCCGACGCGCATGCTCAATATCTTCTTCAGGAGATCGGGCATCAGCATCGCCGCTACGAACACCGTCAGCACCAACCAGTCCTTCAGGATCAGCTCGGTGTGTTTCAGGAACACATAGACCATCGATGACTTGAACAGCACCGCGAACACTTTCGCCTCGGCCACGCGCCCAGACGGGTCGCGGACCAGATCGTTCAGGTCTCGGCGTAGGACTGCCCTCCGGCGCTCGTCGGTCACGGCTTAAGCTCCAAACCACCAGCAGCAAAGCGAAACTCGGCAGCAGCACTGTGATTACCCAGAGCGCTTCCAGCAAGGTTGCGACGTTGCTCATACTCAGACGACTCGCTCATAACTCTTCCCCGCATAGACAAGGTTCTCGGAGCGCGCCACCTTGCCCGACTCCGCCAGCCCAAGATGCACCCAGCCGTCGGGCGGGAACTCCAAGATCAATTGGTCGTAGCCAAGTTCATCGCGATGCTTGCGTAGCTCGTCGAACACCATTTGCGGCGTGCCGAATGTCGGACACTCGAAGTCGGCAGCCAGTCCGGTCATGTGTTTGGAGGTTTTGCTTCCGCTGATGGCGGTGTTGAGTTCTTCGCACCGGTAACCCGAAGTAACAAGCACAGGACGACCGAGGACAGCGCGCACGGTTTCGAGTTTCGCCGCAAGCACTCGGAGGTTCTCAAGCACGTCGGCAGAGGGGAAGTTGTAGATGCCTTTTCTGATGGCGACATCACTTCGAATGAACTCCTCAAGTGTGAAGTGCGGAGAAAGCATGATCATTTGACGTGCTGCGCAGCAGCGGCAATAGTGTGAGCTGCATGTTCGACAACGGCCTTGAGTGTCCAGAGCGCGAACCCGATCAGGGACCAGCGGGTCAGTTCGAACAGCATCTTCTGCCAGAACTCTTTCTTGGCGCGGTAGGCGTCGATCATCTCTTGGTGGGCGTTCTTGTGCCCGGCGAGGTCGGGCTTGTCGTCCTTTACCGGGAACGCCTGCGCGACGACATCTTCAATAGCGACCCGCACAGCCTCGGCGATCTCAGCAGGCTCGGCGATGATATGGTCAGACAACTCTTTGCGCATGGCAGCAACGTCGTTCAGGACGCTCTGCAGCATCCCCAGTACCGCGCTGTCGTCTCGACGTTCGTTAGCCACGATCACTCCTTAGTAGTTCACCAGCCAGCCCGGTCATTCGTTCTTGGTGTGTTCTCTGTCCTTCGATCAGGGAACTTAGCCCTTGCATCACGGCGCTCAGCGCATCGTCCGTCTTGGCTTTCTGTAATTCGCCAAGCATCTTCTGCATCTCTTGCAGCATGCTGTTGTCTTGCTGAGGTTGCTGCGGTGAGACTGCAGTCAGCTGTTCTTTGAGTTGAGCAATCAGCACGGCGGTCTGGTTGTCGTCGCGGTTCTTAAGCAGCTCGGTGATCTGCTTCTGCTTGTTGTCCGCATCATTCTTCATCAGCTCTACTTGACTGCTGATGCTGGACAGTTGCTTGGCGCTTTCCTCCCGCATCACAGCGATTTGCATGTCACTGGCAGCCTTTGCTTCTGCAGCGCGAGCGTCTAGTGTCTGTCGAAGTTTCTCCAACTGATTGCTGCTCTGCAACTCCGCCGCCTTGCGCTCCTGCTCGGACTTGTCCAGCGCGGCCTTGCGTTGAACCTCGGCCATGCCGACGTCGTAGGTGGCCTTGATGGCCGGATCCATCGGGGGAGGCGGCATCTTCTCTTGCACGACCTTGCCAGCAGCCTGGAACATCGGCGCGACGTCGGAGAGCAGTCCCGCGATTTCCTGTTGCGCCGCCTGCGCGCCACGCATGACGGCCTGCTCCGGGCTGAGATTGGGGTTCTGCATCTGGACGATTGCCGACTTGGCTTGCGCCGTGACTTCGTAGAGCATCAGGAGGTGCTCTTGGATGTGCGCAAACAGGCCTCCTAGCTGCGGCATGGGCGAAGGTATGAGGGTGTTGACCGGATTGACGATAAACCCAATGTGGGCCATTACGTGGGCTAGGTGGTCCTGCGGCGGCGCGGCTTTGATCGGCGTTCCGCGCATCGCTGCCGCGTTCTCGGTGATCGGGTCGGCAGTGACAGGCTCCGGGGACTTCGGCAGGAACTCGTCCACGCCATCCATGCGGAGCAGCTCGAAGCCGCGACGACCGAGGACCTGGAAGTTGATCTGTACGCCGGTCTGCGCCATCTGCTGGGCGAGCTGAAGACCGGCTTGGAACTGCGCGAAACGTTGCGCCTCGGAGAAGATCGTCGGGTCGCTGACCGGTTCGATGCCGGTCAAATCGCTGAAGTCTTCAGGAGTCAACCCGAACCGGGCCAGATCTTCGGCGTGCGCCTCGGGGTGTTGGCGAATGAGACGAGCGATGATCTTGAAGCCGCGCTTCTGGGATTCATGCAGTCGGGAATGAATGGCGCTGAAGACCTGAGAGCCTTGCTCGATGAGCGCCAGCGTCGTGCCGACAGGCATCTGGTTGGACGCATCGGCGATGCGCTCTTCGGCGGTCGCGACAACGCCTTTCGCCTGCGCCGTGATCCAATCCAGCAGCTGGAACAGGACCGGCGAGGGCGGGTTGAACGGCAAGGGCATCATCACCTTGCGGATGTCGTCCACACCGGCTGGCGCGTCGATCTCCTGCACTTGGGTCTGCGCCACCTGCACGTTGGCGCCGGAGTTGCGCCCGCCCTTCAACTTCACCGCACCCGGAGAGTTGTTGATGTGGGCAGAATCGAGCAACGCTCTCAGCGCGCCGGTCAGGGAGCCAGCCAGCCCTCCGATGAGGTGCGGCAGGCCGATGCCGTAAGCACCCCGCCACGGGATGAACTTGTTTTCCGTCATCCATTCCAGCGGCTCGGCGGTCGGGTCGTTCTCTTCCCAGTTGCGGTATATCCCCAGCACCTTGTTGGTCGGCTGGTCGAGGTGAACGATGTAAGGGCGCAGCTCGTCGTCGCCGAGGTCGTCGCGCATGACGACAATCTCATAGACGCGGCGAAGACCGTCCTCGTTGTAGAGGACTTCCTGCAGACCCTCGATCTTGTCGTTGGCTTTCTCGGAGGCGGTCTGGTCCGGCATGCCGGATTCCATCGGCACTTGTACTTCGCGATAGAGACCGTTCCTGATGCGGGCTTCGAACTCGTCGCGGGTGATGTCTTGCAGCTCGGTGATGCGCGGTGAAGTGTAAAAGCTGTTGGCAGCGTAGGGCAACCGAATGCGGTCGATCGGCGTGAATGCCGTACAGATGCGCTTCTTCTGATGGTCGAACCAGAACTTCTCATACTGCGAGCCTCCCAACGGCAGCTGCGTCAGCATGATCTCCTTCTCGGGGCGGTACTCGGTGATCTTCTCGGTCAGCAACCAGTTGAGGTAGTCACGCTTGCGCCGCGCTTTGTCACGCCGCTGCTCGTCCGCCTCGCCGACGATCTTGATCTTGACCGGTCCGTTCGCCGGGCATAGCTCTTTGATCGTGCGGGCGGCGAAGTCAACACACCCTTCCGCCATGACCGGATGGACGGCGTCCGAGGCACCATCGAAGTCCGCACCGCCCGGCGCGTCGTCGCCCAGCCCTGTGCGGCGCAGCCCTTCCTCGTACTGCTGGTCGCGCTTCTTGCGCGCTTCCTCGTCGGATTCAATCGCCCGCTGCAAGTCCGAGGCCAGGACGTTCAGCGTGAAGGGGTCGAGGGTCTCCGCGAGGTTAGCGGTGAAGGATGTTTGTTCGGAGGACTGATCCTCCGAAGGCAGCACGACGCGGGCTGAGCCGTCGGGCAACTCCTCGATGGGGAGGTCGGCGTCGTCCTCGAACAGCTCGTGGGTGTCGATAGGGGTTGTCATGCCAAGGCCTCCTCAATGGCCGCAATTATGCCCTGAAAATTGTCCGCAGGGTTGAGTTGTTTCGTTACCGAGCCGCCGTGGGCGAATGCAGAACGATGAAGAGGGTCTTCGCTTCCAATGATCCGTCCGCTGGCATCGTACCTCAACCGCTTTCCTTCTGGAGTTATCAAATCATGCAATGATTGAAGTTCACTGCCTGTTAGCCATCCGTGTTTCGGAAGCTCTGCTTGGGCTTCTTGCAATTTCTTCAACTCTTGACTGTTAAATGCTTCTGTAAATTTTCTTAGTCCAGCATTTGAGGCATCCCCGACATCCGACCACGGAGCGCCGAGCGGCGAGTTGCGCACGAAGTCCTGGACGAAGGGGAGGTACTCCGGATTCGGGGCGCGGTTCTGCTTGCCTTTGATTTGGACGATGCGTGGCGGCGCTGCAAATTCTGGATGGTGTAGTTTGACATATTTCTCAATATCCATATTTGCTGCTGCTGCTTTATCAAGTATGTCTTCTGACAATACATTGACTAAGTGGTTCACCTGCTCTGCGCCCATGATGGTATTTGGGTCGACCTCCACCGTCACATGCGGCTCGCCCTTGGCGTCGCGGAGCGAGAAGATCCGCGAGCGACCGGAGAGGACATCGTCGCAGTACCCGCCGACACAGTGACCCATCGTGTCGCCTTCGTATTTGAGTTGGTCACGAAGAGCATTTGCAGCGGGATCTTCGTAGTCCCCAGCCCCTAAATACGCAGGATTAGTTCCTTCTGGCGCCTTCAACTCCACCCAGCGCAGACCCTTGGGATTGTTCTCGGCGTACTCACGAACGATGCTTGCTTGTTCGGCGAGCTTGCGATTAGCTTCAGCCTTCTGAGCGGCGCGGTGTGCGTTGATGTCGGCCACACGGCGAACGGCCTTCTCCATGCTCATGTTCTTCACGGCCTCGGGCGTGAGTTGGAGGTTGCGAGGGAGGCCGGACTCGGGGTTGAGCGCGTTGCTGAGTTCGTCGATGAGGTGATCAAAGCCGAGGTTCGTTGGAACTTCGCTAGGAAGTCCGTAGACCGGAGTTCTTTGGTCTACTTTGGTTAGCCATTCATTGCCCGGCTTGTACGGCGTTTTTTGATCATATAGAAAGTCGCTAGCCAAATTTTGATCTAAGTGCTGATCGGTGAGTGCTTCCCAACTCTTTGCGAGTTCAGACTTTCCAAGCTCCTTGCCGAAATTGCCGCCGGTCAACTGAGCCGCAATGCCTCGCGCAATACCAGGTTCTGGAATCCACTCTGGGGTAAAATGCAACACCCCCTGCTCCGCCAGCTTCCGCACTTCGTCCTCCTGTGATGCCATGCGGTTCTTGACGTACTTGGTGAGCGGGCCTTCGATCCAGGAGTTGAGCGCGCTGTCGCGCAGAACTCGTGCAGAAGCAATAGGCCCAAGTTGCCCTTGTTGCGCAGCGATCAAATCAAGTTCCGTAAAGGGCTGGCCCTTCAACCCACTCAGCGCATCCTCCACGGAGCCCGTGAGCCAGTTGCCGCCCTTGGGCTTGACGACGCTGAGAGCGCCTTGAGGAGCGACGCTCGAAGGTCGCAGCTCGTCGAACTGGGACATGGCACGCTTGCCGAGCCGCTTGATTGCACCGCCGCCTGCGAACGGGCGAAGATTGCGGCGCAAGAACAATCCCGGATCTTCATAGAGGCCCGGCATCTTGGAGTGTTTCTCCCCCATAACCCACGGCATGTTCAACACGTTGTCTAACTCGTCGGCGTCGTGCCCCAGTGCGCGGATCGCCATCGGCGTATTCTCCCCATAGACCCTGCCAGCCGCCTCCATACGGTGCCGCCCTTCGTGGCCGCGAATACGAGCGAACGGTAATTCATCTTGGTCCATCAACTGTAGCATTGGTGTGTCACCGAAGCCTCGGAACTTTGGCTGGTTCTCAACGTAATATGTGTTCTTCCAGGCATCGGGCAAAGAGACTCGCTCGCGCAACATCTTCTCCAGCAAATCAACCTGCGCGTCGTTCTCAGGGCTGCGGGGTCGTGTAAATGACAAATCCTTGAACTGCTGCGGCGTGATAATAGCCATTCGCTCATTGCTGTCCGGGCTGTTGCGCAACAGACGACTGGTCAGGTTCTCCGGACGCAGAATTTCGAATGTCGCAGGAGCATTGTCACGAAGGAACTCCAGAGACCCACGTTGTGCTTCCGTAGGAGCACGTCCGTAGTTTTGTTGCGACATCATCCGCATCATGCGCTGAAGCGCGTCGAACTTTGAGTTTGCCTGCCCCTCGGGCGAGTAGCCTAGCACCTGAGCACCAATGGACGCGACAGGATTGGCCACATCAAACGCGCCGAGCGCGGCCATGCCCGCAACGTCGCCTGCTGTTGCCTTGTCATTCAGTGCATACTCCAGCCCTCCACCGATCCCGGCTCCTGCGGCCAGCGCGGCGGGGTGCGTAGAGCCGGTAACAAGTGCGCGACCAACGGTCGGTGCAGCACGAGCAGCGGCGGGAAGCGCTCCACGCGTGAGTGCTCCAAGCGCACCCATCAGCGGCGCAGCCGTGAGTGCGTTGCTGATCAGATTCGGGTTCGTCGGGCGACGCTCGTCGGGGCCAACACTGTGGCGTCCCTTCATGTCCTCAGCTTGACGCGCTGCTTGCATTTGTTCTAGGAACTGCTTGCGCTGCATGTCGGCACGCAGCTGACGGACGAGGCGCTCGTAAGCTCCTGCAGGGATCGGTGTGCGCTCAGCCACAATGATGCTCCTTCATTTGTACGAGACCGCCCTTCTTTTCCTTGATCATGTCGCCGCGAGGAACGCGGAACACGGGGAGGTTGCCGTAGAGCATCGAGTCCTTGGGGATGACGTGCTTAGGAAGACGCTGCCCGCCGCGTGACTCGTAGAAGCCGAGCGTCTCGGGGTATCTTGTGGAGTGCCACATCAACGGTTCGGCGGGGGAGTCCATGCCAACAGCACGCAGCAGTACGCGCCCAGCGCCGGGTTGTCCGGATGTACCGAGCAGCTCCAGGTACGCCGCATCGTCGGCCAGCACGTCACCGGCGTAGTGTCCAGGAGGGTAGAACGTCGAGAGGCCGGAAGGCACGCCGCCTTCGCCAGGAAGCATGAAGGCACGCAGCTCGTCGTCGTAAGTGCCTCGTGCATTGGCGATGCTGTTCGCTGCCTGTTCGAGCTTGGCGAGCCGAGCGGCACGGTACTCAGCCTCGCGTGCAGCCTGTTGGAACTTCGCTCTCTGAGCTTCGTCCTGCGCTCGTTGCGCCTTCTCCAGCCAACCCATCTCGGCACGCTGCGCGGAGGAGTGCTGAGGGGTGTAGACTTTGCGACTCAGGTCTCGGAACTCGGTGATCTGTGGCCGCGACAACTGCGACGGGTTCAGCCGGACGAGCGATTGACGGAGGAGGTCTAGAGGTCCCATGATCAACTCATTGTGCGTAGGGGTTGCGCTTGGCCTTCTTCAGCGCGTTGTAGTCGACTTCCTCGACCGGCTCCAGCTCGACGAACGGCATCTCGAAGTAACCACCATCACGCGCCCACGTCAGGAACTGCGTGTAGGTGTCGACATAGTCATCATGCTCCGCGTTCGGGAACTTGGAAACTTGATCGACGAAGGGTCGCGCCCACGTGACGTACTCACCCGGCTCCTTGCTGCTTTCCAGGATGTATATGATGTCCAGTTCGTGCACCGGGGCGACGGAGTGTGCGCGCTGACGCTTGCTCAAGTTGCCGGGATTGTATGGCACGGCGGGGATGTTCGCGGCACGCAGGTCTTGCAACAGCGAGATGCCGGAGCTCTTGTTCTCGACGAGGATGGTGTCGGCCTTCTTGCCCTTGCGAGAGTTGGAACGAGCGTAGACCTCCTTCCAACCTTCCAGCACCTTCTTGCGGAACTGCGGAGACCCGAGATGCTCGGCCCAGGAGTCCAGCAACAGAGCACCCTTGATGCCACGCTCTTCGAACAATCCCCAAACAGTGCAGGCGGTCGGATCGTTGTCGCTGTCGCTTTTGTCGTCGTACGCACCATCGTAACTCTGCACGATCTTGTCGAAGGCAGGCAGCTCGCGCTTCACCGGCCAAAGCTGGAAGTGCTTGGTCTTGAGGATGCCGCCACCTGGCGGTGCAGGACGTTGCTGCAGCTGGCCTGCTGTCGCGTATTCGCCGAGTGTCTTTTCCAGTTCGGAGACCGTTGCCTCGGAGAAGCGTTCGGGGAAGAACAACTCGCCATCGTCCTTGCGCGGGTCCATGAACCCGATCGATGTCTCGCAACGACGAGCGCGTTCGAAGCGCATTGGAATGCACAGGTGCGTGTAGGGGAGCCGTTCCGAGAGGATGATTCCGCTCGTGTCTTTCTCGTGGAGGCGCTGCATGATCACGATGATCGCGGACTCGTCGTTGTTCACGCGAGTTGGGAGCGCCTCTCTGAACGTCGTCTCAGCGGCCAACAACGCAGCGTCCGAGTTGCCGTCGTCCACAGAGAGTGGATCGTCTAGGATGACTCTGTCGCCCCGTGAGCCGGTCATCGAGGTGAAGGCCATCGACTCGCGGAAGCCGGTCTTGTCGTTCTCGAACTTGCGCTTCTCGTTCTGGTCGCCGACGAGCTTGATCGGCCAACGCTCTTGGTACCATTCAGAAGCGATGAGGCGACGACACTTGGTGTTGTCTCGAACGGCGAGGTCTTGCTTGTGCGAGGTTCCAAGATAGCGGAGATGCGGCTTGCCGTTCGGCCCCCACTCCCACGCTGGGAACAGCACGCCCGTCAGCAAGGACTTCATCGAGCCCGGAGGGACGTTCATCAGCAGCCGCTTTATGTCGCCGTCGGACACCGCCATGAGATGGTCGCAGATCGCGTCCAAGCCCCAGCCCCATTTCAACGCCGTTGCAGGTTCAAGGAGCTGCCATGCTTGCTTCGCGAACTCGGAGAGGCTGGACTCAGCGAGTCGTTGTTGCTTCGCTCTCCGCACCGCGTCGAGAAGGATCGCTGGGCTGAGAGGGGCGTTCATCACCCACTCGCCTTCTCAAGCAGCTTCTCCAACAGCGCCAGCTCCTTGTCCGACAACTGAGACATCTTGGAGGCTTCGATGCGTATGGGCGACGAACCTTCTGCACCACCGGTGATGACGAGGTCGCGGAGTTTGGGGTGCACGTATGGAGCCGCTTGCACGGCGACAGCACAAGCCGCGTTCATGTTCTTCTGTTCGACATGGCCGTCCATGGTGTCGAGCAGCACTTCCAATGGCAGCTTTTTGCCGGCCTCAACGCGCTTGGCGATGATCGCTGCCGTGTACTCCAGCCTGAGATCGCTCTCGTAGCTCGGGGCCACAGGAGGCTTTTTGCCTAGGTCGGCCATGGAACGTCCTGCGACGAAGGTCGATTGGCCAGCCTGTGGCCATAGGCGACGGCTAGCGGATGGTTGGGAGGTAGACGGGAACCACAGGAGCGATTGCCGATGAAGAGTCGGCACTCACCGACGATTGATCGGCGAGTTGATGCGCTGAAGTTGGAGGGTCTTGCGACGAACATGAAGGCGTCCCTTCATAGAATTCGCGCAATGATCGCTGAACTTGTTCTGGAAAGCAAGCCCTGTCTTTCGCAAAGGCGTCGAGCGTCGCCCATCCTAGGAGGGTCGGCTCGAACTCTCTGAAGGTTCCATATTCGCCTAGGTAGCCTTCGTAGCACAACGTGCGAACATGCTTGTTCAATTTCCAATCTGGCCTTCGATGTTGAGTGATCAATCCGCCTTTGCACGGACCAAATGTCATGGACCTCGACGCCGCGATCAGCACCACCAAATGTTTCTCCGGCAACGGGCATTCCCACCAGAAAAATTTGTGGTTCTCATAAAAGTGCCGTCGCAGATCGTTCTCAACTTCGATCTTCGCGTTGTGACTAATGACCTCGTGCCTTATGTTCAATTTATGTCCAAAATTATGTTCGACGGTGGCCTTTCTTGGCCGCTCTTTTTTGCACTGCGTCGTCGTAAAATAAATACTGGCCGCTCCTTGCCTCACCCTAAGTAGTATACCCCTAATAAATACTCTCTCTTTTTCTCTATTTCTCTATTTTTATTTTCAATCCGACCACTGCTAGGGGAGAGGCAGGGAGAGGCCACTCGCCAAAATCTTTCCAAACGACCGGTGGTGCAGATCGTATCTCATTGTTCTTTGGCCTCACTGGCCTCTCCCACTTTTCCACGGAATTAAAAATACCCAAAAATAAAAGAGGGGCCAGAGCGGCAGCTCAACTATTTAAAATTCCATTGGAATGCGAAAATTCCATTGGAATGCAAAAGGAGAGGCCTTGTCAACTTCAATTTTCTATAACCCATTCTTGAACACCTCAAAATATATCACGATCCAGCTTCTCCAGATCCAATTCTCCGCAGTCAGCTCGACGATAAACGATCACCTTTTTGCCTCCAAATTTATGCCTTCCGTCTGTGCGATCTTTGTTCGTAACGGCGTCGAACCCAAACCGTTTTATGGCGTGCCCAAGCTTGCCTCTAATTTCTGCGACCTTCATTTCTCCATTCCTTGCCGCCGCTTCAATGATCCAATCGGCCCGGACCAAGTCCCCAAATCCAACGACGGACTCAATCTCATCCAACGCATCCTGCAGCCAGTGGTCGCCGACCATCCCGCTCACCACAACCGTGCGGTGCGCATCGGTCTTCCTTTGGCCATTCGAAGCCGACCACCCCTTTAGATCCCTCTCATGGAGAAAAGCCGCTACGTGGCCATTTCCACCATCTAGGAACCAGTCCCAAAGCTCCCCGAAGTACTTCCGCTTATCCTCGTCGGAGTGCAGCCCCATCTCGTTTGCACTGGCTGAAGCGATCACGTCGTAACGTCGATCGCCTTCCGGAATGTAAATGCCGTTGGCGAGATGGTTCGTCGTGATGACGACGCCACAATACATCCTCACCGAGTACTTCTGTCCGTACTTTGGATTGACCACGCCCTCGTCCGGCGTACCGGCGATGAGCACCTTTGTCTTCTCGTTGAAGGCCCACTTGGTCATCTCATGCAGATTCGCGGCCTCGCTGATGCGCACCAAGGTCGATGCCACGTACTCATTGAACGAACCTTCCAGCGCAGCCGGTTCGATGTTGGCGACGTTCCACGAACCAATTGCTGGCACGCAGAACTCCACCGCCGTATCCTTGCCAACGCCTTGATCGCCCGCAAGCAGCAGTGCGAACCGAGGCTTCTCCCAAGGCTTCTGTACGCGATGAGCCATGTAGTTGAGGAACTGATCGGCGTCGCCTTCCTTGTTGAACACGCGCCGAACGTGCTCCACGAACGGCCCAGCGAGTCTCGCGTCTCCAAGCTCAATGGTCGGACGCTTGTACGCATTGAACACCGCTGATCCAGGCACCGGCACGAGCTGTCCATTGCGGCAATCTTTCCCCTTGATGATGACGTCGTCCTCTTCTCCAGGCCACACGGTCATCGAGGTGACGAGTTCGTTGAGCCGCAACCAGTCAGAGGCTTTCACGATCTTCCCGCCCTCATTGACCGGCGAGCACGCCGCATCCACGGCGGGTGCAATCCAAAACGAAGTGGTAGGCCGGTAAATGTAATTGTTGCCCGGTCCATAGAACACGAAGTGGCCGATAGGCACCTCACCGGTCTTTGGAACCCACCCGCCTTCCAGCGCGGCTCTCACCACCGTTCCAAGAGTCAGATCCCCGCCTGCCCCTCCGCTTTTCAGACTAAGATCATAGAACGCCTCGTGCATGATCTCGTCGTGATTACGACCTTTGGTGCCGCCCCATCGGTCTGACCACCACCCGTACATCTCCCACGCCGCGTCCAGCCTCTTGAATTCCCTCCCCAAAATGATCCCGACGTTCCTCCACATGTCTCGGTCAGACGGATCAACGAACTCAAGCATCCCCTTGACCTGCTCGATGGAATACTTGCCTCGGAACATGTCGTCCTTGCGCGGACGCCCTCTTCCGTCCTTCTTCTTGCTCATGTGCGCAGGGAGATCCGCCAGAGCCGTCCCCCAGTTGTTCCACTCGTACACGCCTCCAGACCGATGCAGCGACGGCGCGACGACGATGTAGCCTCCATCGTTGCGGCAATCGATCCCTTTGCCGAGCACGTTGCCGGCTGTCTTGAGTGCGGAGTTGTACTTGAATACGAGGTGCATTCCGCCCGACCCGGTGGTGGCGCAAAGTGTTTCTGGCTCGCCGCCTTCTGCGACGACCTCCGCCCAGCTCTCAGCACCCAGCTTGCCTTCTGCGATGTCGATGTCGATCACCGTGATGCCGCTCTTCTGCCCGGTCAGCACGCCGATGTTCGATGGCGGTGCGCCCCATCCGAACCACTCACGCACCTTTCCTTCATCGTTCGTCGCCGCCTTGAGTCCTCGCTCATGCCTTGGATGCTTGCCGGCGTCAGTGCATTCCCGGCCTCGCGCGCAGGAGCATTCGATCACGCCGTCAGCAACCTCATGCACCGTGTGCAACGGAAAGATCTGCCATCCTCGCGCTGCGTATTCTAGCGCCCAGTCGAGCACTGTTTTCTCTTTCTTCTCTTCAACGACGATCATGCTGCCTCCACATCAACATACATCAAACAAACAAACAAAAGGGGTTCGACCTCTCGATCGAACCCCTCGCCTTCTTCCTTCCTACTGCTTAGAAACCCTCGCCACCACCTTCTCCGTCAGCGGGCGGCGGAGCCGTCTCGACCTTGCCCGCAGCGACCTGCGCATGGAACGCTTTCGCTGCCCCGTAGAGCTCGGCGTCCTGCACCGGCCCGACGATGTCGATCTCCCAGCCGAACCAGATGCCCTGATCGTTCGACTCACGCACGCTCGTCGCCTTGTAGATGTGGCTGAACGAAGGCGGAGTGAAGTGCTGACCGGCAGCGTTGCGCAGCTGCACGCCTTGGATCCGCGAGAGCCAACGCTTGGACTTCTTGATCTGGGTGCTGGCCATCGAGATCAGCGCCGGGCTCCACGAACCGTCTTCCTTGACGACGAGCACGAAGTGATTGCGTGTGTCCTTGAGTTGGTCGTGCTCCTTCGGATTGGAGCCGCCGATGTAGATGCGCCCCTCGTCCGTGCGGACCATGCCATCGACCTTGCCGGTCTCGACGTCCACAGGGGAGTATTCGCCCTTGTAGCCGCCACCCTTCTCACGCGGCTGCCAGCGCAGGAACTTGCGCTGAAACGCGACCGGCACCAGCATGACGACGTCGCTCATCTGGCTGGTCACCGAGTTGATGAACTTGCCTGCCTTGGCACCTTCGATCTGCCCTTCGGCAACGATCGGCGAGAGCGGTTGCAGGATCGAGAGGAACGGTATGGCGAACGAATCCTTGTCCGCGCCTTCCAGACCAACGCCAGCATCTGCCTCGAACATCGAAGCAACGCCAGCGACCAGCGCGCCAGCCTTCGGATCCACGGTCGTCACTGCGCCGCCACCCACCGCCTTGCCGTCTTCCTTCTTCGATTCCTTCTTGTGCGTCTGTTTCATATCTTTAGATCTCCAGTTATTTCACACATAGTTGCAACGGCCCCATGCCGTCACCACACGCCGTGTGCGCGTTATAAAATCAAATGCCTCATGATGACGCTTTTGGTCATCATGACTCACTTCACTTTAGCAACCCACACAGGCATTGCGCCGAACAGGTCCAGCGGCAGCTCCTTGCCTTGCGCCAGCTGCTCCTTGATGAACGCCTTGAGGGTCTGAGCGTGGATGGAGCGATCGAGGCTGCAACTCAATCCTTTCTCTCGCAGCTCCTGTTCCAACTTCTTGGCCTCGTCCATCTCGCCACGACCGAACTCCGTGGAGACCTGCGTCTTGATCAACCCGCCGAAGTCGTGCGACTCCAGCCATGCGTAAGCTGCCGGCTTGTTCGCTGCAGGGATCGAAGCGTAGACCTCCTGCCCGATGGAAATGACGCGGCCAGAATCCAGCGTGACCTTCGTCAGGCCGACCTCCTGCATCGCAGCTGGGAGTGCTTCCTCCCGCAGCCTCCGCGCCGCTTCTTTCTTGTCCTTCAGCGCCTTCTCTGCTCGATCAACTTCCGTGTCCGCGTCGATCAACGCATTAGCCAACGCCGACAAATCATTCATCGTGATCATGCCGACTCCTTCTGGTCTTGGAACCACAAGCCGAAGTTGGCCAGGAAGAAATCCCTTTTCTGCCGAATCTCTTCGAGCTCCATCTCCTTCTTGGACTCTTCCCGCCCGAAGTTAGCAAGGATATTTGCCTTGTTGATCTCCAGGGAGTTGCTGTCGCTGTCGGCGACAACCTCGAAGTCTTTTGTCTCCGAATTGAACGACTTGAACTTGAGAATTCCGCTGCCGTATCCGTGGTCGAGGTACGCAACGACGATGGTTGGCATGGTCGGAAACGGCTCGAAGCCGACAACGACCCCCGCGTAAGTTTCCATGGCACCGCCGTAGCTCTTGACTAAGCACTTGACGCGGTCTCCAATTCGCAACGTGTCGATGCGCCGAGCGGTGCGAAGATCAACTTCCAGTTTCACGCCATTGACTTCAATGATTGTCTTTTCCATTTCACTTCCCTTTCTTAGTTGTTCAACGAAACTTCCTGACATCCACCGTCACCTTCAGGTAACGACCCAGCTGCTTGTCCCACTTCAACACGGTGAATCGACCGAACCGCGCTCCAAGATAAGCGCAGGCCGCAGCGATGACGGAGGGGTCGCCCATGGCGACGATTGTGTCGCCGTCCTCGAACGAGTAAGCTTGCAGATGGTTGCTCACCCCCTCGATCAGGTCAGCCGTAGCGAAGAACGATGTTTGAGCCGGCAGCATCACGACGACGTCGCCATGCTCATGCGCTGGCCCGATGTTCACCGAAGGCACCAACGCCTTTGTCTCCTGATCGCGGCGGTGCGGAATCTGCGTGATGAAAACCTTCGACACGTTTCCAGTCCTTTCTAAGTTGTGTGCGCTTCTCGGTTGCCGCTATTCTCCTCCATCGCGCCACGGTCGCAAACTATTTTTCGCTCCTCGCAAAAATTATTTTCCATTCCGAGAAAATAACGGGATAATCGTTCTCAGAAATGCTTCACCCAACTCACCACTCAGAAAGGAAGAATGATGGAAATGTTTTTCGTCTACCGCAAGCCTTCGCAAGACAACCGTGTCGTGCTGGATGATTTCCTTCCGGACGAAGACGCCGAGATGATCATCTCGCTCGCCGCCAAGAACCGGGCGGAAGCGCGCAACCAACTTCGCCCCAGCGGCATCGAACTTTACCACCACCGTCCCGGTCACGGATTCTTTGAGGTGCTTTGATGACAATCATCGTCGGTGCCGGCATTGCCGGTCTCATGGCAGCGAACATCTTCCAGCGCGCACACGTGTTCGAGTCTGGCCCCAGCAACCAAGTCAATCACAAGGCCGTGTTGCGATTCCGTTCCAGCGCCGTCGGCGACGCGATGGGCATCGACTTCCGCAAGGTGGCGGTGCATAAGGGTGTGTGGCACGAAGGTGCATTCGTCCAACCGAACATCCAGTTGGCGAACCTCTACTCGAAGAAGGTCGTCGGCAAGCTCGCCGATCGCTCAATATGGAAACTGGAACCCGTCGAGCGGTTCATCGCGCCGGAGGACTTCATCTTCCAACTCGCCGAGCGATGCCGCGACCGCATTGACTGGAATCATCCTGTCAACAACTTCGAACGCAAGGACGCCGTCATCAGCACCATCCCGATGAACGTCGCCGCCAAGATCATTCCGGACGCGGCCCCACAGGACTTTGTTCCTCCGGAATTCAACTACGCGCCGATCAGTGTGCTGCGTTGGCACGTGCCGAAGGCGGATGTGTTTCAGACGGTGTACTTCCCCGACCCCTCGACGAACCTCTATCGTGCATCCATCACCGGTGATCTGCTCATCGCGGAGTTTGTCGAGGGAGCAGACGACTACGACTTCTTCCCCGCGTTCGGATTGAACAAGGCAGACTGTCGTGCGCACGACTCGACCAGGCAGCGCTACGGCAAGATCTCGCCGATCGACGAGGCATGGCGTCGCGCGTTCATCTTCAACGCAACGACTAAGCACCAAGTGTACAGCCTAGGCAGGTTTGCCGTGTGGAAAAATATTCTTGCAGACTCTGTGCTTCACGACATCTACGTGGTCAAGAGGTTGATGGAGTCTACCAGTTATGAAAGGTTCTTGAAGAAATGATCTGGAGCCTTTACCGACTTGAATTTCCAAATGGAAAGTCATACATCGGAATCGCTATAGACACGGCGAAAAGATTCAGGAGCCACAAGAATGCTTCTGAACGAGGAGACGGCTACGCAGTCCACAAGGCTATAAAGAAATTTGGGTGGAATGAAATCAAGAGAAGTGTTTTGTGCATCGGAAAAGAATCTTACATAAAAGAGATGGAGACGAAAGCGATAGCCTCATTCAACTCAAGGCCTCCTAATGGATACAACTTGACAAGCGGCGGAGACGGAACGCCTGGTGTTGAGTTCAAAGAAGATCGCCGAGAAGAGATCAGGCTGAGGATGTTAGGCAACTCTCACACAAAGGGAAAGAAATATTCAGAGGAAGAAAACGCAGCAAGGAGAGGCAAGTGGAAACACACGGATGAATTCAAACAGGCGATGAGGGAGTTGATGATCGGAAGGGAATTCACAGAAGAGACCCTTGCCAAGATGAAGGCTTCTGCCAAAAACAGACCTCCGGTGAAGGACGAGACAAGAGCCAAGGTGTCGTTGTCGCTGCTTGGAAACTCAAGGAAGAAGGGCGTGCCAATCTCAGAAGAACAAAAGGCAGGACACAAAAAGTTTTTCGAGCGCGTCAGGCAATTCGCAAAAGACTCCTCCTACGAAGGCAGCTTGAGGAACGTTACAAAAGTCATGGTGGAAGAATTCTACGAAAAACAACGACTTACGCAAATAGTTGTGAAAACCTCAAAATAGTTGTTGCTTTTTGAGTCAAACAAGAGGATAATACGCACTGTAGCAGGCAACACACAACTCTCCAACTCAGAAAGGAAACATCATGAACGTCAAGACCGCCACCACCGCCGAACTGATCGCCAAGTACAACGAGCTCACCGGCAAGAACATCAAGAAGTTCTCGTCCCGCGAAGCCGGCGAGAAGCAGGTTCTGAAGGCCATGGACGCCGCTGCTGCCGCCAACACCGGCGTGCGCGTCATCCGCATCAGCGACATTCCTGCTGCCCAGCTGAAGCAACAGAAGACTGTCAAGCAGCCCAAGACCAAGCAACCGAAAGTCGCCAAGGAACCCTCCGACCGTGGCGCAGCGATCGCCGCCAGCTGGAAGGATCCCAAGGTCGCCGCCAAGCGTGCCGAGCGCACCCACGTGAAGGCGTCCGACCAGATCTACCGCTCCGTGCGCGAGGCGTTCGAACAGCTCGGCCTGCCGCTCTCCAAGCACATCAAGTTCAGGATGTCTTTGAAAGAAGCGCACCAGATGACTTTCAAGCACGAAGGCCGCTCCGTCACGTTCTGCGTTGTGAACGACTGAAGTGACGTTCTACGTCTACATTCATTGTAGGCCTGATGGACTTCCTTTTTACGTTGGCAAGGGGAGTGGCAACAGATGCAACTTGTTGACCAAAAGGAACGTCCATCACAGAAGGATAGTAGAAAAGATCGGAAAGAGCAACGTTGTCGTCTGCAAGATGGACTGTGCATCCGAAGCGTTTGCCTTTGAACTTGAAAAGACGATGATAGCCGTTTGCAAAAGCAGAGGGTTAAAGCTCGCCAACATGACAGACGGAGGGGAAGGGATAAGCAACCCGGCTGAGGAAGTTAGAAATAAAATTTCTGCCGCTCTTTCTAATCCCTCTGAAGAAACAAGGCGAAAAATAGGAGCAGCTCACAAAGGAAAGTTTGTTTCAGAAGAAACCAGAAAGAAAATAGCTGAGGCGAACAAGAGGAGGACTCCGCCGATGCTAGGAAGAAAGCACTCAGAAGAGTCGAAGGAAAAGATGTCGTCCTCCTCAATTGGAAGGAAGATGTCTGATGAAACGAGAAAGAAAATGTCTGTGTCGCAAAGGAAAAGATTTTCTTCAGCAAAGTAATTAGCAACATACAACTCAGAAAGGAAACATGATGCAAACATTCATGATCAAAGTTGAATCCTCCGACGACAATTCCACCAGCTGGTTCTTCGTCGCGGCGAACAGCGAAGCAGAAGCCCGTGACATGGTCGAAGATTGTACGAGCCACATCGTCGAGTTCATCAGCGACCCGGCGGACATCGCGCAAGCCATCAAGCACGAGTTCGATCACGTCGCCCTCATCGCTAACATCTAGCATGGACACCAAATCATGAAAATCCTAAACCGCCACACCAACGAACTGATCCTGGAAACAGAATACGAGTCCCTCGTCGGCGCGAACCTGGCCGGCGCGAATCTGCGCGGCGCGAATCTGGACGGCGCGAATCTGGACGGCGCGAATCTGGACGGCGCGAATCTGGCCCGCGCGAATCTGGACGGCGCGGACCTGTCCCACGCGGACCTGCGCGGCGCGAACCTGTCCCACGCGGACCTGTACGGCGCGGACCTGTCC